CTCTCTTCTTGTCTCTCTGTTGGTCTATCTATTGCAGGTGGTGGTGTATTTGCTGCTGCTGTAAATAATCTTGTATCACTAGGTAAAGGTCCACCTTCTTCTATTTGTTTTTTTATATCTGTACCTGTTCCATATGTTTCACCTTTAGTAAGACCAGGTATCATACCTCTTGTATTGTCAACAAAGTTACGACCTGTAGATAAACTAGAACCGTTATAATTGTTTTTAGTAATCCTGACCATCTTCATCCTCATCATAAAACATAAATGTAGAACTTATAATCATATAGCCAAAAGGAAAAGCTAATGGTGGCATTTGGTCGTGAAACATTCTAGGTTGCAATATTTCTTCTTCAAGTAATATATCATCACCTAATTCATCTACATCATATAAAGAATTATGTACAATTTCTGCAAAATCGCTATTTATATTCATTATCCACCCATACCTTGTAATAACTGTGCTATGCCTGGTGGAGCACCCTGTGGTGGTAGGGAAGCTCCTCCAAGCAATTCTTGTTCTGCTTCAGGTATTGCAGGTTCTTCTGCTGTGTAAAACTTATCTAAGATACTTTGCATATCATCTGGCTGTTTTCTTATCTGTATAACAGCCATAGTTGCTTTAGGATCGCCTTGTTGTGCCTGTGCTAGTAAAGAATCAAATAAAACTTTTTCTGCTTTTTCTTTTGTAATTCTACTATTTACAGTTGTAAGGTTATCTAACCCATCAAGGTTCTCTTGTAATGTTTGTGTGTCTATAATACCTGCCTGTAGTAATTGCAGCCCTGTTACTATTTTTTGTGGCTCATCATATCCAGCCATAGCACCATACACTCTGCGTGTCTTGTATGCACCTTGTATATCTTTTGCTGGGTCATACTTTTCACTAAAGAACTGATTATTATAATAACCAGATAGGTCTTTAGCTTTACCACCATACATTTTCTGATCCCACTCTAATCTCTTAGAATCAATCATCTCTATAGCATCAGCCATAACTGTATGATATTCTCTAATCATAAGTGACATACTTGCACCTAATTCTTCTAATCCTCTACCTGTTGCAAAGCTAAGTGGGCTTTGTGAATCATCAGATACAGGATAAGAACCACCTACTCGTAGTTGTCGTTCTATTCTGTCTATTTGTTGAAAAATTTGATAAGGTACATTTGATGCAGGTTTACTAACTTGTGTACCTGGAGCTAGATAGTTTACAGCAAATCTACCTTTACGATACTGTCCTGATTCTATCTCACCTGATATGTTTGTTTCTGTAAATACTGCATCTTCCATAGCTATTATTGACATAACATTAATCTTTGCCATAGAAGCCATAAGTCCTATGATTTGGTCATACTGTCCTTGTAATCTATCAAAAGCAAATTTCTTTGCTACAACAAACGCAGGACCACTATCTAGTGGGTTAGGTATAAAGTCAAGTATAGTTCCAGAAGTCATATGGAAAATGTATGTACCTTCTTCGTTATAATACTCTGCTACTAAGTCACCTTCGCCATTTGAGTTAGCCCAAGAACCATTGTAAGAATCTGTGTAAGCAGAAGCATACGCATTTCCTATACCTAAAGCATTAGTTTCATAGCCATCTTTAGCCATAATCTTTTCTGCAAACTTAGGATAAACCTGTGCAAGTGATTCTTTAGGTACTCTACGAACAATAGCCATTTCTTTTGGTTGTTGATCTGCACCAAAGTAACCAGGAAAACAGTTATAAGGGTCACGAAGTTCTGCACAAGGATATGGCGTACCATCAGGTCCTTTCTTTTCTCTAATAACCCATACAGCAAAACCATAACCAGGTAGCCATCTACCTACTTGTGGCATTTGTAAATCTAGTTTTTGTGTGTCATCATACGAAGTTACAATACGAGCTATCTTATCTGCTTTAGCTCTAGCTCTGTCAGAATCTTTATTGTTAGGTACATCTACTTTTAAATTAGGAATACGACCTATCTTTTGTGACAAATGCTCTAATCCTGACATCATTAAGTTAGGTACAGGTATTTGGAAATCTTGGAAACCTTTTATCTGGTCGCCTAGTAATGCAAGTAACCCATCAGGTCCACCATTCATAATTGCACGAATACGCCCTCTTGTAGAGTATGCACTTTGATTGTCATAGTGCAACTGTGTAATTTGATATTGTATTTCTTCTGGTGTCATTTTAACCCCAAGGGCTTTCGTTCATATCGCTTAAATCCCACTCTCCAAAACTTGGTTCATAATCTAATCCTACTTCTGCTAATCTTTCTTTCTGTAATCTCCTAATTACTCTCATAGGAAACCAACTAGCCATAACAACATCACTCTTGTTATTTCTACCAGATTGCTTACTAGCACCTGTAGAAAAATAAATTAGTTGTCTACGATATATATTACTCTTAGTTTCACTTTCTGCACTACCATAAGGCAAACTAATTAATTCCTCTTTAAACAATTCTCTCATACTTCCAACGCCAAAGATAGGATCAAATTTGTTTTTTTGTGTCTGATGTCCTTCTAAATAAATACCCATTCTTGCACAATACTCTTTTAAATCTTTGTCTTGTCGTATAGCTCTCTGAAATCCGTTTTCTTCTATAACCCAATGTGCAAGATTATATTTTTCGTACCATCTTTTTATAGTTTCTTTTGCCTGTATAATGCCACCACCTTGTTCGTTTTCTATATCTACCATATACATTTTTCCTGTTTCAGTATTTATAGCCCACAAAAACGCAGCTTGATAACCTGTAGAAGCAGGGTCAAGTCCTGCAACTAAGTGACACCCTGCTGGAATATGTCCTATTGTTCTATTTACATCTCTACACAAATCTACTTCTTCTACATCAAACATAGCTATACCCTCTGCAAATGCTTTGTTAAGATACACCATTTCAAATATTGCTTTACCACCTGTAGTTTCTGCTGCTTGTAATCGTGATAACAACCATTTGTAACTACGCTTACTTGCCCATAACATACATTTCGTATGTTTCTTTATGTCTGATTCTGGTAATACACATTCTGTACTATGTGCTTCTTCTACTATCTTTTCCATTTGGTCGTTTTCTAGTAAGAAGTTGTATAAATCTTCTGGATGCTGTCTTGAACCTATAACAACAATAGCTGTGTGTTCCTCTTTACGAGATGACAAAGTTGTTGTCCACCATTGTCTAGTTTGCTCTCTAGCACTAGGTTGTATTGTTGTGCCGTGATCCTCTATGTCATCTGCAATAATTAAATCGCAGTCACGAGAAAGTATCTTACCACCTTTACCTACAGCAACCATTGTCGGTGATTTAATACCTGTAACTGTTCTAGTAGCTACAGTAAATTGTCCTGATGTCCAAGATTTACCTGACCTTGTTTTAGGTTTAAATGCAGAACCAGGACCACAAAAGTCCTCTATAAGTTTTTCGTTATGTTCTAAATGATCTACTACAGAACCTACAGCATTCTTTGCTATTTCTTCGTTACCACCTACCCACATAATTCTTACATTAGGATTCTTACATATCTGCCATACAGCAAAGTGTGTAAGTAAGTCTGTTTTGCCGTGTCGTGGTGGGCTAAGTATCATTTGTTCTCCACCTTGGTCTATAGCTTTAAGTATTGCTTTTATCCATTTTTTGTGGAAATTAGCTGTTTCGTATGGTTCGCCTGTTTCTGTTTGGAAGTACCTATCTCTAAAATCTTCAAACTTTTCTAATGATTTTATTGCTTCTTCTGGTGTTTTCCAATCTTTTTGTTTTTCTAAATTATCTTTGTCAATAATATATGCTTCGTGCATCTTTGTAATAACAGCTTTAGTTACATCATAAAACTCTGCTACATCTTTTTTTTGTATGTTTTTTGCTTGTACATCTGCTGCATAGTTCTCTATATAATCTTGATAATACTCGCCACGATTCACAGTCATCTGTGATGCGTTTTTTTCTAGCTTTCTTTTCTTAGCTCGTTTATGTTGTGCTTTACGACTGCACTCAACAGTACAATATTTTTTGTTATTATGTTTAGCTGTAAACTTTCTTTCGCAACTTGGATTAGAACAAGTTTTTCGTTCAGCCATTATTTTTTCTTTTTAGGAAGTCTTTTTATCTTTCCGTTTTCAGTTCTAGCAAATCTTGCATCTTTTGTTTCTCTGCTAGGAATTAGTGTGCCATAATATCTTTTGCCACCCCACATCCAACTTACTCGCCTACCCATTATTTACCTACTTTCTTCATAGCTCTTTTGTGTGCTTGTGTAAATGTAGCACCTCTTTTCATAGAGTTTAACATATACTGCATATGTTTTTTAGTATGATGTTGTGAATGTTTTTTCATACTTTGTTGCTGTCTTTTAGTTAAACTAGAAACATCTACGCCTTTAACTTTCATTTTTTTTTCTTTTTCTTTCTAAGTGCTTTGAAGTCAGCACCAGTAATTTTATTTCTAGGTGGTGCAACTCGTGCAATTTTCATTTGTTTTTTAGAATAACCTTTTTTACCTTTAGGCATATATCTCCTTTACCAATCTTTACACGCCCAGTAACGAGCAGTAGTCTTATCTTTTGCAGTAGAACACTTATGCCTGGCACGGAATGAAGCTCTTGCTTTAGGATTGCTTTTACGATTAGCCATATTTGGATCTCCAAACATTACCTTCTTAACTTTCCCATTGGACATAACAAAAACTTTTTTAGCTTTGCGACCATATCCTGGTTCGCCTTTTCTGATAGCCGTAGGACTATTTAGCTTAACCTTCATTCCTCGCCATTCAGCCATAAGTTATTTTTTGCCTTTTTTCTTAGATTTCTTTTTCTTCTTTTTATATCCATACATAAGTTTTAGTTCTCCTAACTATACTATATCGTTATGAGTGATTATATAAAAGGAAATAAATATCCTAATTACAAACCCTCTACTTC